TGTGATTTCATTGTTCTAAAATTTTAGAAATTTAATTTAAAATTTAATTATTGTTGTTTTGTATTATTTGTTTGCTTGGCATATTTTTGTAAAAGAAATCCTATTGATAAAGGTATAACAAATTTTTCAATTATTTCATCATTCATATCAATTTCTGAATTAGTATCTACCATATTTATTTCATCAGGAAGTTTAATGTATGTTACATAATACTTTATACTTGAAGGTGTACTGTTATAAATACTAAAAGTCTCTGTATCTACAATAACCTCTTTAAAAATATTTGAATTGTCTAATTTACCTATATCTAATCTCCAAAAATTACTATCTGAAGAAGGTCTTTTCATAGGGTTATCTAAATTATCTTTATTGTAATAATCATGGGTAATAGGCTTTACTGATACAAATTTACTATTTACAGACATATGACTATTAACAGTGTAATACATATAATCAGCAGTATAAATAATAGCATTTTCATGAGCTGTAATACCAGGACTAGTTGCAGGAGTTAACTCTACATTACTTTTAATTAAGTTAGAAATACCAAATTTAATAGTTTGATTTTTTTCAAATTCTTTAAAGAAATCTAAAAATACATCAAAAACAGCCTTATTAATAGATTGTTCTATAAACTCAGAATGTAGTCCATTTAATAATAATTCCGTATAATTAGGTTCAATAGCAGCTTCTATCCTACTTAAAATATTTAACAGCTTCATAATGATATTTGATTATTATTCTGTATTTCTTGTGCAGCTACAGAAGGATTTAAAGTATTTGATATTAATTCTGCTGCTTTCTCTACAATGTCTAAATGTAATAATTTTGATATTACCGGTTCTTCATCTTCTGCCATATCTTTAAATCTTTCAGGAATACTTATATACCTAAAAGTTAAACATGTCTGACTAGCTTTAATACGAGCATAATAACTAGGAACAATAAATATTGAAGCATTTTCATCTCCAAACATAATTTTAGGGTTTCTAAAGTATGTCAAATTTTTATCATCAGTCAGTATTTCTAAATACTCAATAGAAACTTGTTCTAAAGCAATATTTTGTCCAGAAGTACTTTCTATGCCTCCTGTTACTTTCATTAGAACAGTGCCTCCTATAAAAAGAAAAAAATCATCATAAGTATTTAATACTTTCATGTATCTATCCTTAAGAGGATCATAACTATAATTTATGTTATTTCCAGTTACTATTAATTTATCTAAATACTCTAACTTACCTTTTACAACATTTTGTCCTATTACAATGTGATATGCACGGTCAATAAAATCATACATATTAACATCTTTAAAGGAAGGGGAAAATTCACTCCCCATCCAATAAAGTTTGTTTTTTATAGCAGATACTATTGATTGCTTATCCATTAGTTACCTAATTTAGCTTTAATCTGTAATTTTAATTCTTGATGTTCAAGTTTATTAAGATAACCAATTACTTCTGACATATCTTCACCTAAGAAATCTCCATCTTTAGTAAAGAATGCGCCACCTTTACCTAACTTAATAAGTTCGCTTTTAAGAGCTGTAATTACAAAGATTTTATCTTTATAACTATCTTTATCTTTAATTACATCTAAAAACTTATTCACATCAGATATGATTAACTTATTAATTTCTTGTTTACACCAAGCTGAACTACTATCTACAGAAATATCAGAATTAACATGATTCTCAAGATTGTATATGCGTAAGAAGTTAATCATCTCTTTAACAGAATTATTAATAGCATAAAAGAATTTATTAGCTTCTTCCATTTTATCAATATCTTCAACTGATCTATTAAATTCAGCGTTTTTCTCAACTAATACAACCCGTGTACTTGCTCTTGCATAAGCTCTATCAGCTCCAACTGCTACAGGTCCACCTGGAGCATCGTTACTTCTTAATACAGCGTATTTAAGATAATCAGAAGGATTTGATAAGTCTAATTTCATAAGAACTTCATCTTCTTTAATTGAACCTCTTGTCTTTTTGATTATTTGCACGTTAAAACTTTCCCAAAAATTATCTTTCCTTTTACTTGCAGCTAAATCCCCTAATTTAAAATCAAATCCATCAATCCTAGCTTCACTTGAGGATTCAAACCATGTTTGTTCCTCCTTAGTTAAAGGATTAACAATTTGACCATTTTCAGGACTAACTCTAGGTGTAAGATCTATTCTACCATTATCATACATCCAATTACCACTATGATTTTTTGGATTCATAGTGGTTTCACGGATGACTGGTTTTACCAGAATAATTTTATCAGGAAGTTTAAATTCTTCTTTTACTTCTTTTTTTAATTCAGTTTTTACTTTTGTTGTCATAATTTACTTCTCCTTCTACTTTATTATTAATACATATTATAGTTATGCTGCGCTGTACCTTCTGGATCCAATACCATTGAACCACCAATGAAAGCACGGATTTCTTCCCAACCATCAGTTTTAACTTGCATAGATCCTTCACCTCTAGTAAAAGGTGATCTCAAACCTTCACGGAATTTGCGAATCTCTCCGTTAGTTTCAAGTTGAACTTTTTGAATGTTCATTTCACCACCAGTAGTACCTAAGTTCCATACATCATAGTTATATGATTCAACTATACCTTGTTTAGTTGGGTGATACTTTTTAAAACGAACTTGATCATCCTTAGTAGGATCTAACATACTTTTTAGTATAACACCATTAGGTCCTTTATACTGATCAAATTGACCAATATCATAACCTCTAGTACTTGCACCAGTTTTAAATGTACGATAGTTTTCACGTTCAGCAACAAATGATGCCCCTGCAACATTTTCTACTGAGTCATGGAATTGTTTATGACCCCACTCACCACTATTTAACATTACACTACGTTCTCCCATAGCATACTTATTAACAGAAAGTGCAATTACGTGTTCTGCTAAAGTTTCTACGTTAAACTTATTATAAGTTGTATAATTAGCTTTACGAGTTTGTGCATCAATACCATCACCCTGTTTGATAATATTACCTGAAGTACCTTTATCAGAATATTTACCATCAGCAGAAGCATTGGATTTAGCATACTTAATTAGATAATTTTCCTCCTTCATGAACTGCATGTCAAAGTCATAAGATAATTTATCTAACCAAGCACTCATTACTTTTCCATTTCTTGAATCTTTCCATCTAAATTCAACTGGGCGTGACTTATTAACCATATCACCAGGAACAGTATTTTCCATACGAATCATACTAAATGCTCCTCTCATTGAATAAGGAAAGTTATGGTGAATTCCACCACCATCAACAGATAAAGTATTTTCAACTAATGAGAAATCTTTAGAAAATCTTTTTCCATCTGTTAATTCTTCTGCAGGAATAAATTCATTTGGATCTCCACCTAATAGTGTACATTTATAACGAGTTAATCCACCAGCTACAGGAACACCTTCTTCCATAATCCTGATTTGATAGTCTTCATTTCTTTCACCAACAATTACGTTAGTTACAAAGAACCAATCTTCAGGAAAGAATAAGTAAAATTCTCTTTTGTATTGCCCAACTTTTTCTGTAAGTGATACTTGAGATCCTGTTGGACTCAAAGAACATTTAACTAAGGGTACATTCTTATCACCATCAGTTTCAATATCCCATACAAAATCATCTTGAGTAGCAAATTTCTTGACAGGGAATTGTGATAGATAAGTATTCATATCTTGTCCAACATTCGCCTGTCTCAACTTAATAGCTACTTGTGTAGCTTTTTGAGGAGAAATTCCAAAGTTATAAGCTAAGTTTTCAGTCTTAACCAACCCTGAAATATCTCTTGGTGCTGTAATTTGAAAAGGTCTTAAATTCATTTTATTTTAATTTTAAACGTGTTTAAATTCCACCAAAAAAATCTTCGCTATGCTGTATTTCTTGTTTTCTAGTTCCAGTATTAGTAGATTTAAAACCATCAGTGTTCAATACTTTCTTTAAATTGCTAGCTTGATTTGTTTGTAGTTTATTATTTATTACAGAAAAATCAGGGTTAACTGCACCATCATCAGCCATGTTAAATAATCCTATTCTATTGTAATATCTCAACAACATATCAAATCCATCAGGATTCTTACTTCTTGTATCTGATATAACATCTATAAACTGCCCAGTTTTTTTGTCTTTACCAACAGGCTTTGTAAAATCATCATAAAGTTGAGTTTGCATTTCCTTAGTAAGTGGTATTCCTGGAATAATTTCTTTGGTACTGTTTATAGTAGTTTTTAATTCTTTTTTATGCGTATTAATACTATCTAAATATTTTTGTCTATCTTCCTCACCCCGCTTTATCATTTCAGCCTTACTAGCTGTCAAAGTAGATACAAAACTTTCTTTAACTTTAAAAGCTTTGGAACCTAAAATTCCATCTTCTTCATATTTATCAATTAATGATTCAGCAGCATCTTCCTCTATACCTTTATTTGTTAAATCAGCTTTAATGAATTGTTTAGCTGTATCAGCATTATCATAATCATTAAAATAATCTTCAGTATAGGATTCATAATTTTTAAGTTGAGTATTAATCTGCTCAACATTACTAGTAGAAACTCCTGCTTGTTTAGCTTTATATACATCTTTATCTGCATCAGATAATCCGTTTATATAAGTCTCTTTTGCACTTTCAATTTCTTTTTGTTGAAGTTCTAGTAAAACTTCATCAGGATCAATTCCTTCTTTATTGAAAGCTTCTGCTATTTCTTCTTTAGATAAAGAAGAGAGGACACCTTTAGCATGTAAATTTTCCGCTAAATTAACATAAGCTTGAACAGTAGTAGAAGGAGAAGAAGTTGTTTCAGTGTCCTCACTTCCTTTATTTTCAGTAGTTTCAATTTTTTCTTTATCATCTTTTTCTTTATCATCTATTGCAGCATCTGTTTTTTTAGCAGGTGCTGGGTTATCATGTGTTCCTAATCCAAAATCAAATAAATCATCAGTAGCTTCCTGGTTAGCAGGATTAACTTCTGTAGATGGTTCATTTACATCAGATTGAGTGTTTGGTACTTTTGTATGATCTTCTGGTTGAAGCTCTACTACTTCTTCATCCATTACGTGATCACCTAGATTACCAATTCCATCAAATAAATTTTCTTCTCCAGACATAATTTTAAAATTTTAAACAATTATACAATATACTTGAGTTATTAACAAACATTTTAATAATTAATTTTAGTTTTTATAACATAAAATATTAATTTTTATTTGAAATTGGTTTTTTATTCATCTCTTTTTCTTTAATATCCAATTCTCTATGCTTTGTAATAAAATCAGCATCTAACTTTTCAGCATTATCTAAAACCTTTTGATAAATATCATCAGATTTAGATTCAGCATATAATTCTGCTATCTGCACATCTACAAGCTTTTTCATTATCTCAGTCTTATTATCAGCATTATTCATATCTTCTTTAGATTTTAATTCACGCTGTTTTTGCATATCTTCTCTTTCTAAAGCAGCTTCTTCTCTTTTAGCTTGTGATTCACCCATCTGTTCTTGACGTTCAACTATTTCATTTTCAGCAGACTCTATTCTATCTTTAATATCACTCATAGACTTAGATTCATAAATAGAAGCTAATGATGAAAGTTTTAATTTGTCATTTTGAATGGCTGCATGAGCAAGTTGTTTATATTGATTAATAAGAGCTGTATCTTCACTAGTAGAAGTAATATCAATACCTAGACTAGCTTCTACAAATTTATCATAAGCGAGTTGTCCAGATATAATATCTCTTTCATCAAGATAATATTCATACAGGTCAGGATTTTTACCAATACAGTATTTAGTAGTTTCAAGTACAGTTTGAAGTACCCTTCTTTTAATAATATCATGCATTGCAAAATAAGGCTCTGTAATATGATAAGATTGTGTTACAGAATTTTGTACACCTGTAGCAGTTTCTGAAGGAGAAGATTGTCCTTCCCTAGCTTTAGGAATACCTACTATGTCTCCAATTCTATGCTCTATATAATCTAACATTAAAAGATGTTGCTGAATATACGCACCATTTTCAAGATCCATAGATCTATTAGTTTGTTGCATATTACCAGCTATTTTACCTTTGGATACACCTACAGCACCTTCACTAAATGAATCTTCTACAGATATATTCATTACATCTAAATAGTGATACCATTTTTTAACAGACCATTTTCTAGGTTTCCTAGCTAAATCCATAATAGGTACTTTACCCCTGCTTGTCATGAATGCATGCTTAGTCCTCTCCATGATAATATCATAAAGAACTTGAAAAGGTTTCATTAAATCTGTAGGACATATTTCCAGTACATCTCCTATATACCCACTTCCAGCAGAAGTTATATCTCCAAGTTGCCTAAATTGAATTGGTCTTGGTCCCCATTCTGGATAAATATCATTACCTATCTTAACTATCCTCCAATATTCTGAAACCCATTTCCACTCAACTTTTTCTCCTAATTCAATATTAACTTTATAATTCTCATCTACAATTTTTTCTTGTTTTTGTCCTTGTTTATCAGTCCATTTAATTATACCAAGTTGTCTCATTGATCTCCATACAGTTCTAGTTATGCGTATATTCCCATACCCATCTATAGGAGAAGATGTACTACTATTCAAGTCATTCAGGTTAATAAGATTACTATCAGCATTAGGATTTCGTTGTATAGTATGAGGACTACCTATATTTCCTGTTCCTGCTGGATAAGGATATGTTACATTTTCTAAATTAAGCAGATCACCAGCACCACTATAGCCCCAATTTTGTCCTTGATGTACATCAACTAAACCGTTATCAATTTTTTTAACTTCATTTTGACTTAAATTATCATGATACCTATCTATAACCCATCCAGGACTTTCATAAGTCTCTTCTATAATAATATCAGCATCATCTATTCTTTTAGAATTACCCATACGAATTGCCTTGATATTATTAATATCTACAACTCTAAGATCTGTTCTACCATTAAAAATTTCAACTGCGTATAATTCATTACGCTTAATAATTAAATTTTTAAAACCTTGATTGAATTTTTCTTTCATATCAAGATTTCTATACTCCATATCAAGAATTCTATTAGCCCTTTGTTCACGCAAATCCTTCCAATCCTTCATAGTTTTACCAAACTTTCTAAGCATACGTTGACCTTCTTCTGGAGTTTTAGCTGATTCTGTAACAAGCCCTGCTAAAAAATCATACTCAGTTTGAGCTCTAAATTCATGCTTAACTCTAATAGCTTCAGGATTAACTAGCCGGGCAGAATAATCAAATTTTCTTTTCCACTCTTCACCAACTAACAAATCAATCTTATCTTTACATAAAGGATAGGATTGAACTGGAGATCTAAATGTA